ATTCAATCCCGGCAAGCACGTGATGGTCTTCTCTCACTCCCTTGAGCAGACTCTTGAGCACATGAGGTTCGTTCGCAATCTCATAGAGGAGAACGATGTTCTCAGACACTTGAAGCCACAGGGGAAGCCTTGGGCCAAGTCCTACTTTGAGTTCACCAATGGCTCTCGTATGATGGCTAAGTCGGTTGGGGGAGCCACTCGTGGTTTCCACCCAGACATAGTCGTCTGTGACGATATCCTCTGGGGAACCACAGCCACCGAGTTGGCGAAGACCGCTGATTGGTTCTACGGTGTCCTACTTCCGGTCCTCCACCACAGCAGCAAACTGATGATGGTTGGAACCCCTTTCAGTTACAACGACCTGTATGCCGAATTGGAGCAGAAGGAGACGTTCCGTGTCGAGACCTACCCAGCCATAAACGAGGAAGGCATCGCACTCTGGCCTGAGCGGTGGGACATGGACTCCCTAGAGCAGAGGCGTATGTCGATGCCAGCGATACAGTTCACACGAGAGTACCTATGCGAGCCAATCCATGACGTAGCCAGTATGTTCCCGATGGACATACTTGAGGCGGCAAGAGACACAGAACTGAAACTGATGTCCAGAGCAGAGACCAATTACAACGAGGAAGGGGAGCCAGATGGCGTCTTCGGTCAGCACTTCATCGGACATGACCCCGCCATCGCATCTGACAAGAACGCTGACTTCACAGCCATGACGGTGATGAGAATGTTACCGAATGAACCTCTCAAGCAGGTGATTCACGTAGTCCATGAGAGAGGTATGTCCAGCATGGCACAGAAGAGAATGATGGTAATATTGAATAATAGGTTCCAACCAGACCTGATTGAACTTGAGGGGAACAACTTCCAGCGTATGCTGGAGGCTGAGATGAAGGAGTTAGCCGCTGATATGCCGATAAGAGTATTCATGACCACACGAACGAAGAAGGAGTCACTTTTCATGTCATTACTACTAGCATTTGAGCAGGGACACATCAAGACCCCATATGGTGACGAGGAAAGCAGGAAGTATACTCATCAGTTGGAGACTGAGTTGAATCGATTCGGGATGCAGAAGAACGGCAAGTTGGAGAGCGTTGGCGTCCATGACGACCTAGCGATGAGCCTCGCTCTCGCTAATTGGGCCACTAAGGAGTTCAAGGGTACAGTCGTCCTCCTTGACGATGTCATGCCTGAGTTCGATGAGTGGTTCAGCGGTGGAGCCAAGAAGGACAGGTGGATGATACCATGAACGCGACTACTGTGAAAGACTGCCATATTAACGACTCTTACTGGATTTGATGATATGCAGATGTTCACAGAAAACGGAGAAGGCTGGTTTGAGTCCAATCTTGGATATAGCGCTTCTGACTTCGTTGTGAAATTGAGAAAGGCTAGGAGGCATAACAAGGAGGCGAAAATGGAGATAGATGACATCATCTCCGATATTCGCACCCTCAAATCACTAGAGGTCAATCAAACCATAAAGGGTCTTGAGTGGGGAGACGAGTATTATGGGACAATTATGAAACTGGGTGTCGACGATAGGAACCTCAAATCATTACGCAAGTTCGGCAATATGAGGAAATCTGGTTTAGTACGCGCTTGTATCATGTGGTGTGATGCAGAAGACACAATCAAGATGCTAGAATCCGTCGAAGACGTATGGGACGATGAGCAGAAGCAGTCTTGGGTGAGTGCCATGGAGAGCAAGAGAGAGGCTAGGAGTCTATGGAAGTCCTCTCTTCATCATACAGACAGACTCACCAAGCACGAATTCGATACTCTTCATGGTTCTTCTGAACTTCTCTCAAAACACGGTCCTATGTCTGGACGAGAGATTTACACCAATCTGTTGGATGAGGATGTCCTCCATAAGAGCATGACACCCGCAAAACTCTCCAAGATGATTAGTATATATGGGGAGGAGATGGATATCATAGGGGGAGCGAAGAGGGGAACCTTCGTCAAGATGGATATCTCTGGACTGATTCTCAAAGACCCGCACGCATATGCGGCTGGCTTCCTCGATGCAGATGGCTACATTTCCATCACCAAGAGAGGTGAGCCTCGTGCTGGTTTCATAGCCACAGGGAGCAGAGGTAGGATTCATTGCGAGCAATTGCAGAAGACCCTTGGATGTGGAGTCCTCCAACTAGACCAGAAACTATACAAGGACAGTCAGAGGAGTCAGCATAGGTTACAATTCTACTCAAAGGGAGACATCAGAAAACTCCTCAGCAAGATAATGCCTCATCTTCAAATGAAGAAGACGCAGGCAAAAGCGGTTTTGGCCTTCATAGACGAGAGTGACTCAATGAGGAAAGAGGAGTTGAAGAAATTGGTGAAATACGAGAATTGGAAGGACGTTGAGGAGAAAAGTGACAATCTATTGGTCGAATGGGGCGTTACGAAGGATGATATAGGAAAGTGGCAGGAGGGTCTCTGATGGCAGACGAGCAGGAAACTGGTATCCTCGGGCGTTTCGTCAGAAGTCTCGCTTCTCCATTCAGAAGGAGAACGACACCAGAACCGCAAATGCCCCTCTATACGACTGGCATCCAAGAGCCTGTCCTAGCGCAAGGCATCACCATCCCGGCTCTCTACGCAGTCGCACACGAGAATCTGATTCTCAGAACCGTGATATCGAAACTAGCGCAGGAGGTATTTAGGAGAGGGTACTACTGGGAGAAGAAGTTCCAGTTCAAGTGCGATGAATGTGAGGAGGAGTATACCCACGAGGTAGAGCAGTGCAAACTCTGTGGAGGTCAAGTGAGAGAACCAGAGGTAGACCAGATGATTTACCCCAAGTGGCTTCTCAAGCAGACTAACTCGATGGAGCAGAATTTCGTTCACGTTCTCCATGAGATTGAGAGGGATTTGAATATAGTCGATGATGCCTTCTTGATTCTCATCAAGGAATACTATGTGGAACCCGAGACTTCGGACATCGCATTCTACAGGATAAAGGAAGTAATCAGGGGAGACCCAATCTTCATGCGTATAGTATCAGACAAGCGTGGAGTACGCGGTGGTAGATACAAGGTTTGCCCTCTTCATAGGGACCAGATATCCTATCCCGGTGAGAAGTCACCTTGTGAGGTATGCGGGTCTGAGAAGCAAGAGGCTCATTATGTGAATATGGCAGGTAGCGGTAAGACCCAATACTACCTTGAGGGGGAGGTCATACATCTCAGCAAGTATAACCCGTCCAAGTTGTATGGTCGAAGCCCAGTCAACACCATGTGGAGACAGGCCATGACTCTCACGGCTATGGACAATTATATGTATACAGCATACCAGAAGAGACGCTCTCCGAAGGGTATCATCTCAGTTACGACTGATAACCTAGAGTCGATGAAGTCCTTCTGGAAGACAGTCGATGAGAAGATGGAGAGAGACCCCCATTACATACCGAAGGTCGGCATAGAGAGCCAGACTGGTAGGGGTGGTGTTCAGTGGATTAAGTTCATGGATACCCTTGAGGAGATGCAATACATTGCAGTCAGGGACGAGTTGAGGAACAGGATTGCCGCTTTCTATGGTGTCAGTAGCATCTTCATGATTGACAACGGTAAGAGTGGTGGTCTCAATAACGAGGGAATGCAGATACTCGTGACCAATAGGGCAGTGGAGTTCGGACAGAAGGTATACACCGACGTCTTGTTTCCACGTATGCTCAATCAGATGGGAGTCACAGATTGGAAGATTACACTCTACCCTAACGAGGAGGAGGATGAGATTACCAGACTACGAAGGGACGAGATGGAAGTCAATCTCGCTCAGAGGATGGTTATGCTCGGCTATCAACCAGAGTTGATGGAGGAGGGTGACAGGGACATTCGCTTCACGTACAAGAAGATTGACCCACAACAACAGCAAGGAGCGCCGGGAATGCCGCCACCACCCGGAGCACCGCCCGGTATGCCTCCCGGTCAGATGCCGGGTGGTCAGATGATAGTCCCCCCTTCCCAACCCGGAGGCGAAGGAGCGGGTATCAGAACTCCACAGGGTCCAGCGAGTCCACAAGGTAGAACCAGTCCGGGTATCGGTTCGCCCGTAACTAGCGTCCAACAGAGGGGGCCACCTAATTCACTTGCACAGAAAAATCAAGCCGGTATTTCCAATGCAAAGCGCATTAAAGGGGCATGATTGAAATAAGGGATATAGACTCGGAAGGGGCAGTGGCTATTATGAACATAGAGAAAATGGACCCAATGGTGAGGAAGATGGGGGTGCATACCGAGGCATTCCAGAAGGCTGTAGAGGAAGGAGACGCCATGAATGCGCGTCTTCATCTTGTGGAGATAAAGAAATTTGCAGAGTATCTCGATGACGATTTGACGGCTGCTATCAAGAAATCTGAGAATCTAGAGGATTTGAGTGGCGTTTCGCACTTCGCTGGCGGCGTCCCTCTGGCTAAATTCAATGAGACAGGAGAGAATTTCGATGTATCTCAGAGAGATTCGGTTCTACCCGGCTTCATCCCTGCGTCTCGCTCTCATGGTCAGATAAAGAAATCCTCTGGAACATTCGGACGTAGAGTGTGAGGGTGATTCTTTGAGTGAAGAAGAATCAGCAACAGAGAGACTAATGAGCACTCTCATCACCAAGATGGAGTCCATGGACCACGAGTTGCAAGAACTCAGAAGAACAGTGAAGTCGCCTAAAGCGATGTTGAGGAAGGCAGGTTACGTACCAGTCAGCACTCCTCTCTCCGAGGATGTGATGCCCGATGGCTTCAGAGGTGATGAGATTCTCAAGGAGAACAAGGATATGCCTGACAATTATACCAATGAGGAGATTCACACCATGACATGGGAGGAGATTCATGACATGGCCGCACAACACAAAGAAGTTAAGGAGATGTATTAGATGAAGCCAAGATACCAAGAGTCCTCAAGCGAAGTCAAGAAGATGCTACAGAAGGCAGAGAGCCTAGTGAAGAGAGCAGATGAGATAGAGAAGGGAGTTCATCACATGGCTACCTCATTCAGCACAGAACCAGCAGGTGAGGAATTCCACATAGTTCAAGGCGAGTCCTCACGCAATGCCTTCTACACTACTAATCAATCTCTATTAGATACCACTGATGTGGCTAATAAGGGGGCCAAGACCTCATCCGTCAACATGGATGCTCTCTCTAAGAAACTCAACACTCATGACACCAACGTGAAGGAAGACAGTGCTGGTGGCAAAGAACATTCTGGGCAGTCTCTTGAGTGAGGCGTCAAGATGGGTAAGAAACTGGTTCTGGTGAAGGGAATAGCCCCTATGGGTAGATGTAATGAATGCGGCGGTGACTCTCATACTGGGTGTATGAAGCACGATATGTCCTTTAGGGAATGCAAAGAATCTCGTGACTATGGCGCTGCTCCTACACCAGTGATTCAGAGTAGGTGAGAGAGGAGATGTTGGTATGCGAGAAGACGCTTTACAGGTCTATCTGAGACACAGAGACAATCTCTACACCGCCATTCTCAAGTCTTCCGATTATGATGAGGAAGCAGAGGAATACTCAGAATCCGCTGTCAATCTCATAAGGCACGACATCGCCTTTCCACGAACTCGATTCGACGCCATATGCCTCGGTGCTATCCTCAAAGCCGAGAAGACCGAGAGGAGAAAGAGGAAGGAGCGTGTGTTTGTTGATAGGGACAAGAGGGGAAAGGGAAAGTTACTGACTCGCTTCGCCACAGGTCATACTGGTCGTCATATGTTCCAGAGGAACACTTCCATCATGGATACTCTGAGGGCTCTCAAACTGGATTCCCTACAGCATATAACTGACCATAGGGTGTGGGATGACCTTGATGAGTTAGCAGGTGAGCGTGGCTTCTTAGATGAGGCTGGTAACCCTGATTTCGATAAGGTTCCAGAGAAAACAGAGGAGGAGAAGGCGGCGAAGAACGAGATGCTACAGAGCATCCTTGAGGAGCATATGGCTGGAGAGGTCAGACCCGCTGGCACGCACTATCTCCCTGTGAACAAGCAGGAGCACATCCATTCTGAATGGCCTTCGGTTGACCCCGATGCTGGCATCAATGACAATTACCACTATTGGCATGAGAGCGTCCATCCTCTGAGGAAGAAGAACTCAAAGACCGGCAGGAGTCAGATGAGTGAGTTATTGAGGAACTACGTCTGGAGGACCGAGGATAGTGACCCGTTCGATGGTGAGTGGAACTCAGATGCCGAGAGTATGGCTGAGAAGCACGCGAAGGCCATAGCGAAGCATGAGAATGACAACTCGACGCATCAGATAATCAGAGGCATGGACAAGACTCTCGCTAAGACCAAAGATGCCTTTGCGAACGACCACTTCACCCAATGGAGGATAGCGAATGGTTATCCGATTCAACATCACTCTGACGCCGCCGATGAGAAAACGAGGAAAGAAGAGATAGCGCAGATGGACGAGGTCGTTAGGAACGAATACCGAAGAGACGTAGAGGCAGACCCCAAAGGTGACCATAACAACGAGGATGGTCTGAGTTTCGACGCTTGGTTAAGGAGAGAGTACGAGGAGAGTAGAGAGGCCAAGTCTTCCTTCCTCGGCTCTGTCTTGGGTGGTACTATGGGTGCTCATAGCATGGACTTGCTGTATGAGAGGGCCTTCAGGAACTGGTTGGAGGAAAACCCAGAGAAGAAGAACCTACCAGAGCGCTTACAGAGGCAGGAGCACATGAAACAGGCTCAGGAGAACTGGGATAGCCCGGACGCCCATCAGAGCGATGCCCTCTCCATTGACGACGCCACCATGGACGAGCAGGGGCTCATAGAAGAGGCAGTTGAGAATATCGACCCAAGGTTGAGTATTGGTGACCTACCACCAGAGAAACAGCATGAGATAATGAGCAAAGTGTACCAGAAGACTAGAGGCGGTGCAGAGGGTAGGAAGCACGCTCATCAATTGGGACACATGGGGTATATGCTCGGTCTTGAGTGGTTGGAACCCAGAGACAGGACTCGGGTCATAGACCACATAATGGAACATGGTACTGATACTCATGGGAAACAGGAAATCACGTTGGGTGATGGAACCAAGATACCAATGGGTCTAATCAAGAGGAACTTCTTGATGAGATTCACCCCAGAATACAACCACACGCAACGTCGAGGTTCCTCCACAGGCCCTAATCGCGGAAAACACGTGGAAAGCGATGCTGATACCAGTGGGGAGAGACTCTACGAGAGAGGGTCCGTTTGGAACGCAGTGCAAAGCGTTCTAGGGGAGGGCGGTTCTGAATTACACACCTTCCTCTCTCAGATGGCCGGTCATGCACCGGGTAGCAAGGCCACGATGCCCATTGTCGGTTTGAAAGAGCCGAAGCGCTTCAAGGCTAAGGTCAGGGAATTCACCGAAGGAACCCATGCTGATTTGCTGAATGACGATGGGACTGCTGGTGAGCCTCATGATAACCCAGTTCATGCTGCCATGCAAGACCAGTACGATGGCGTGCTCAACAACAACAAGACCCCAGAGGAGGAGTTGAATTGGAAGGACTTCTTGAGGTTGGTGGGTTGGAGGCAGGACAAGAACGGCGAGTTTCACCAAGTCGAGTCGCATGAGTTCTTCGATGATTGGTCGGAAGACCATCCCAGTAACATCAGCAAAGAGCAGATGGAGCGGATAGCGGAGTCAAGAGAGTCCTTCTTGGGTTTCTCCAAGATAGAGAAGGAAATCAGAAACCTGTTTGGTTTCATCAAGTGTGCCAATGGGATTGACGAAGACCCAGATGGGCATTACGTCGAAGATGATATGGGAATGAAGAGAGGCCTCTCTGACTTCTTCTCAAGGTTATACGAGCATGGGGGCGACCCGATGACCTCCCATCATCTACTGGAAGCGTTGGCTACCACCTTCGCTCCTAGAGAGAACAACTACACCCAGAGGTTCAATCCCAAGACGAGAAAGTATGAAGATGTCCCTGTGACTGACGTTAAGGGGGCTTTCGATGGTCTTCTCGGTAAGATACACGCGACTGGTCAGATGATGCCAAAGGGTTCGATGATGGGGCTCCTAGCGCATTTCATACCAGAGGTCTTGTCCCCCTATGTGACCAGCCCCAGCGTGCAGTCAGGTGCTCTCGTCAATATGCTCTCTCCCTCTGATAGTAGCACTCCAGACAGTCCTAAGAATCCCGGCAAATTCAAGGCTAGGAACAACAAGAACAATACCAGAGACCACGATTCTGCGATTCTCCATGGTCTGAATAATGCCAGAGACGCTATGAGCGTAGAGGAACATAGAGATGCGATTGAGCATAGTCGTAATGCTCAGGGCTTCTTGATATCTCAAACAGTAGGAGAGCGAAACAGCAAGTTCACCGATAATCATTCAACCGCGCTTGGGGTCAAGAACGACCCCTCTTTCAGCGATAAGAAAATCAGAGAGCAGACGCATGAATACGTTCGTCGTGGAACCAGCATGGGGGTCAAACACAGACCGGGTATGAGATGGAGTCAAGATAGCGAGGGCATCTGGCGGGAAGACCCCAATGGGGAACTGAAATTGGGCTCACCTTACTCCAATCTAAGTACCAAGGAGATGCTGAAGTTGGATGCAGACCACAGAATGGCCTATGCAGACTCCGATGCAGACTTCCTGAACATCATAGATGACACTGGTCTCACTAGTCTCATTGACGAATTGACGGAGACCCCACGAGAGAGCAGAATCAAGAGAGGTAGCGGTAATCAACTAGACGACCTCAGCGGTGGCCTTCCAGAGACACTACCAGAAGAGGAGTATCAGACGCCTTTGACTGATTTGGAATCCCCTATGACTTCAGGGATGAGTGCTTCTGGAGAGAATATCGGGAGTGCTAGGGGATTGAGGAATCTCATCTCCAACCCCACTGAGAGTGGTTTCGGCTCACTCACCGTGACAGCACCATCCAATCGTTGGGGCATCAGGAATCTAGGTGAACTGAGGAGGGTGATAGAAATCGAGCGTATGGAGAGCAATCTACCAGAGGGGGATTTGGCCGAGTTGAAGTCTCTAGAGACGGATATGATATCGGGTTTCATAAGAGACAAGACCAAGAAGGGTCATGCACATGAGAGTCTTGAGGCCAATCAGTACGATATGACGAGGAAGAGCATGGATGAAGCCGTCATGAGATTGGCCTCCGTATTGAAGGACCGCTTCTTGGAGTTAGACCCTGACGCATTCGACCCATCCAACCCTGCCAAGTTCATAGCCAATCACGCTCAGTTGATGCATGATGCAGAGTTGATGACCATGCACCTATCTCATGAGGATATAGCGATGATGATGCCTGACGGTAAGGGGCTCCATGTCACAGCACCCGATGTGGGTACTCAAACGGTGATGGGGTCAGTCGAGGGGCATCATGGTGAATCGGTTCACCTCCCTATAGCCCAATTGCTGGGGATGGGAAGCGACTCCTTCATAGGCACTGAGGTGTCTAATGAGCACACACCAAAGGAGATTTGCAAACTTCTAGGTCTAGATTGGGATGACCCCATAGACAAGGAGGTAGTCAAGAGGCTTCATGGGAGCCTACCAGAGTACAAGGAGGGGGAAGAGCCAGCCATCAGAAGAGTTGCAAGCATAGGGGACTTGCTTCAAGTTGACTCCCAAATCAGCAAATTGCATGGCGAGGCTTGGCATGGTCTAGAGAGGAGGGGTGTCAGGACCGAGCGTGAACAGAAGAAGTTGGAGATGCTGGCATCTAGGATACAGGAGGTAGCGGAAAGCGGTGATTTGGAGGAACTCGCTAGATTGCAGGTGCAGTACCATAGGATGCAGACGCAGGGTAACACGTATGGTAGGGGACACGACTGGGACTCTCATGAGACCACTGAGGAGAGTCTGGATGGTGCTTATGACGACTATGGTGAGCGTTTCAGAGCAGAGCATCCTGAGCCTTCTGTTAGATATGGTGGGCAGGTGCTACCAGTCAGTCAAGATATGAAGGGAAAATCTTCATTCGTCAATGACTTCGTTAGGAATCATCCTGTATTCACCTCTATAGCCGGTCTCATGAGGATGTTTCAAAATCCAAAACGACATGGCTCTGAGGACTTGGCTAACTTCGGACTCTCTCATCATTTCGCTGATGAAGGGAACAAGAAACTAAAACAGCCACATTTAGGAGGTAGCAAACCATTCGTAGAACAAGCGAGGAGGCGTTTGAAGAACCTAGTATCCTATGACCCTCAGATTATAGCACCCAATATGGCAATGGACAGCAGACAAGTTCCCCTTGTCTCCACAACCACAACGCAATTGCATCCCGGTAGACATGGTAGGGTGATGGGTGGGGCATCCATGTTATCACACTACACCAGTCCGACAATGAGGAGGGAAGGTGCTCTGATGCTACCGTCTGTCAGTGCGAATGTGGGCGCTACTGGTATGCAACTCGGGACCGAGACGACTGAACAGCATCTAGTGTTCCCCGCTCACGATACGTATGCGGAGGTCCATGGTGACGATGTGACCTCTGAATTACAGACCTCATTGGAAGACCCTAATACGGTTCTCCCTTGGAGTGATAGCCAGAGTCCCACTCAGAGAGTTACAGAAACGCAACCCATGTCGATGGTGGATACCATGGGACCGGACATAGTGAGTACCAGCAGACCAACTACGATTTCCGGCCTCTTATTGAAGGAACTACCGAAGGAGATGCCTCTGATAGAGCCGATGCACAAGATTTTCGACATAGAAGACCTCAATCAACTGAGGGGTTTCACTGGTGAGTGGGTGGTCTCCGTATTCTACGAGGGAGAGAGAATCAAGGTGAAGAGGAGGAAGAACAGTCTGACCATCACCGATATCGAGCATGAGAAGTTCGCTCTGTCGGATGAGATGAACAAGTCCCTCAGAAAGTTATGCAAGCACAATTTCACCATTGATGCGGTTCTGAACTCCGGTACGCTGTATGTCAGCGATATTATGCATTACGATGGTAATGATGTCACCGATATGAGTACCAGAGAACGTGTCAAGGTTCTCAGAGGACAGTTCGATAGTCATGAGAATGTCATCATCCCAAGCCCTTCTACGCTCAAAATAACCGATGAAGAGGGGTTAAAGAGTGCTGTAAAGGGGCTTTTGGATGAGAATAAGGACGCTAAACTGCTTCTCAGAGACGCAAAATCGACGTATATGAAGGGTGAGGAGAAGCATCCCAAGTGGATTTTGATGACCAAATCGGACGATGACTTCCATATTCCGTTCGGAATGGAGTTAGATGAGGGTCATTTCATCCTGCATTTCTCAGATGACTTGGTGAAATACGACATAATCGATGATAGTCCCCAGAATCCTATAGCGGCAATCGCTGGTTTCTCTGATTCTGACTACCCGATTCGACTAGCGAAGAGCCTTGAGAAATACTGGAGACCCGCTTTTGGTGAGATGTTGAAGGAATCCACCCCATTGCAAGAGCCCATGACCCCTAATGACACGGAGGAGGAGAGTGCTGGTATCATCAAGCCCAATGACGAGGATAGAATCAAGAAGCCGAAGAAGTACCTAGAGGCCCTTCTCAGATTGGAGAAGAGGATTGATGATTTTGAGAAGGGGCATTATCCTATGTCTGGCAGTAAGGGTATGTATTTCGATGTCGATTCGCCAAGAGGACCAACTGAACTAGTCCATCCATCCGCGCTGCCTGACTATGATATGGTAGAACCAGAAGGTCAAGAGTTGGAACAAGAGGAAGACTACCCCGGAAAGCGCAAGAAAGCAGCAGAAACGGCACATAAGGATGAGGAATTGGAGACTTTTGGTAACCTATGAGCGCCCGCTTCATCTATATATCATGACAAGACACGGTGGGAATTAGTGTGCAGTACCAGATACATAGACCAAGTAATGAGAGCATCTCTCTCCTCAAGGCAGGGAATGAACTCGTGGTCGCAGGATATGCAAGCGTAGAACTGGTGGACAAGCAAGGCGATTTAATTACAAAGGAGGCATTGAAGGACGCATTTCGTAAGTTCATGGAAAACCCATCTTACAGAAACGTCCAGTTAGCGCACTCAAATATACAAGTTGGAGATGTAATTCCTAATTATACAGATAGTGAAGGGAGGTTGTGGAAAAGCGAAGTCGACGATGTCGGAATGTTTGTAGTAATACAGTTACGTGATGATATCGAGAAAGCAAAGGAAGTCGCCGCAGAAGTCCGAAAAGGAGCACTTAGGGGTTTCAGTATCGGAGGACAGGCATTCAAAAGAGTCAGAAAATCAGACCCTAGACATGGAGACTACCAAGAAATCAGCAAGTTGGAACTACATGAAGTGACAATCTGCGAAAAAGGCATCAATCCAGAAGCAACATTCAGAATACTAAAAGAAGATAAGGAAGAAAATAAAAAGGTGACAAAAATGACCGAAATAGAAAATGACAATATGATGAACCAGATAGGTGATGTTCTGGGTCGTCTAGAAACCCGTCTGGATTCTCTGGAGAAGGGGAAGAAACCCGCTTTCCTAGAAGATGACAAGAAAGACGAGAAGAAAGACGACAAGAAGGCAGAGGACGACGGCGGCGATGTTGAAAAGACTGAAGACGTCGAGAAGTCTGAATTCTCAGACGTTATCACCTCCGAATACCTCAACTGGATGGAAGACACCCTAAAGAGCGCAGGTGTGGACACAGGAGCCGCACGAGCACACTTTGATGGCGACGATGTCGCCAAGCAGAACATGGGTTCCACTCCCGGTGAGATGTCTGCTAACGACCTACAGCGAACCGGACAGACCAAGGGACGAACGAGCGAGGGCGGCAAGCCTTCGACCAACGCTCTATCCCGCGCCGGACTCAAGAAGTCCGACTACCTGTCTGCTAACGATGTAGAGGCGAGCGACATAGAAGCCGCATACGAGGTCTACAAGGCCGCGGCTCTAGAGCAGGAGTTCAGGGGAAGCCTTGAGCACCACTTCGCTGACCGATACAACACAGAGAGGACCGAGGAGATTTCCAAGGCAGAGGCCGCGGCTTTCGACGCTCGCAGTCCTCTAGTGGACATCCAGAAGTCAATCGCGGCTCTTGGAGAGAGGATTGACGCAATCGGCACACCAGTCGAGAGCGGCGAGACCCTCCAGAAGTCAATGAACGTGACTGCAATTCCATCAACGCAAGACCTAGCACAGATGTCGTGGGAAGAAGTCCACCAACTGGCAGGAAGAGCATTTGAAGGGGGTAACTGATTATGGCAAGAGATTACGTACGAACAATAACTGACATGGAGCGCTACTACTATGGCGCTGGAAACGCAATGGGCTACTCATACTCTGGTAGTGAACTGCTGAAGGCTGACAGCCCAATGCTGTCCACGACTGCTGGAACCTACCAAGCAATCTACGGGCGCAAGGTCTGGTCGCAACTGAACCAAGAGTTCAACGCTTTCAGCATCCTTCCAAAGAGGCCATGGGACAGGTCTGGATGGCGAGTCATCACTGGCAAGCCCTCGACTGTCGTTGGCGGTGGTGTTGCTGAGAACGCAACCCTACCTGAGACGCAGAGGCCGACCTTCCAGCACATCGCCGCGAAGCCTAAGACCATCGCACACACGTTCGATATGTCTGAGACCGCAATCTTCCTAGCAGACAAGGATGACGGAATGGGAGACATCCGCTCCGTCCTCAAGGAAGAGATGGGCAAGCACCACGCAGAGATGGTCAACATGATGCTGACCGAGGATGTGGACAACACGGCTGGGAACAACTTTGAGTCCCTAGACAGGATTACCGCCGCTGATGGAACGACTAACGGATTGACTGGACTAAGAACATCCGGTGGAACAACACACTGTTCCGCAGCAGACCTAGACATCTACTCCATCGATAGGAGCAGCAACGGATGGTCCGATGCAGAGGTATCCTGCGGAGCAGACAAGGGAGCCGCTAACAGGAGAACCATGAGCCTAGACCATCTGGACGATATGTTCCAGAAGATGTGGGTCCGTGGTGGTAACCCGAAGGTTATCCTAACGCACTACGACACTCTAATGAGGCTACAGCAACTGCTACAGTCCCAGCAGAGGTTCATGGAAGAGAAGAGGGTCACCCCCACCTACAACGGTGTGAAGGGTGTTCCCGGTATCGAGGCTGGATTCATCGTGGCAACCTACAACGGTGTTCCAATCATTCCTTCCAAGGATGTCACGCCAGACGGAATAGGCAGGATGTACTTCCTAGACACTGACTACCTACATTTCTCCACTGCTATACCGACCCAATACTTTGAGTCAGGTATCGAGACTGGCGACCCGTTCGCCATCAACAGACTGGGCCAAGAGGGGCTCTACCGAACCATGGGTGAGGTATGGACCACTTTCTTCGGAGCACAGGGGAGCATTCGTGACCTTCAGTGAGTCATGATGGAGATAATAATAGAGGTGAAATGATATGGCAGCAGAATTAACACTAAGCGGAACAGCAACAGCGGCACTTGCAGGTAACTGGGAACTCAGAGCGGGTTCACACGATACGGCAGGATGGCTAGACGGACAGGCAACAACGGGATACCCCGGTAGCCTTGACGGTTTCAAACCACAGAACGTAGCAGACGGTGGAAGCGAGTCCAACAACCAAGGATACGCATCAGCGCCCAAGATGGCACTAATCAACGTGACAAACGGCGCAGACGGTGAGACAATCATCCTCGGTGGCGGAGCATCAGCAATACTCAGCGTTATGGCAACACCAGCAGAGGGAACACCTGTTCTTACAGGCGCAACCTTCTCTGGTCTAGAGGTGACAATGCAATATGCAAGCGGCTCGACCAACGTGACCACAGTCATGGTACTATACAACTGAGGTGGGTAGTTGCCCACCTTAACTTACGAAGGCGTCCTCAAGTGGAGACCAGCCCCCGGTGGGTTGGGAACCGTCGAGAGGGGAGTAGCCAACGAGGTTTCCCAAGAGTGGTTGGATAGGTACGCCCTCACCCTCGGTCCAGATTGGGTCGTGGGTGGAGGTGACCTCCCTACTCTCGATGAGGGGAACGATGGCATACCAGACCCCTCGTGGACCGTAGCCAACATCAAGAAGTGGCTAGGTGACGAAGGCGTAGAACTCGGATACGGATACAAGACGAAGACAGTTCTTCTTGGTATGGTCGAGGAACACTTAAATCCCTCAGCACCTGAGCCTGTAGTAGAAGAAGTGGCTGAAGTCGCTGAAACTGAACTAGAAAACACAATGGAGTGATAAAATATGGCAACAGTAACTATAGACAGCAGACCCAGTGTAATGGGCAATTTGGTAATGGTAACAGGTAGTTTCACGGCAGACGGAACGTCGCAGACCGTGTCTCTAGCCGACCACCTATCATCAATTGACTCTTTCACCATAATGCCAGTAGACGCATCAATCGTGGCAGCCCCAGTCGTGACAATCGACACGGACCCAGTCACTGATGTTCTACTGACAGTGGTGAACTTGAAAGCATACAGGTTTATGGCTCTAGGTCAGCGCTGATTAAGGCGGTGACATAGATGGCAGCAGGTGTAACAGTCCTCGGACCCTACCCACCTAAGCAGTTCGACAAGGCTGGTACGGCTTACACTTCGTCAGGGTCAAGTGCGACTCTGGACGCAAGGATGACCGCTGATGTGGCCGCTCTTGGAAACGCTAGTAATGTGGTATCAGTTGAGCCCATCATGGTCTTAGGCAATGTTCATCTTGTCGTTTACATGAAGGCGTGATGGTAGTTGGCATGGGATTTGAAGTCAGAACTCTAGACATCGATGACATCTCAAGAGCGCAGAAGCAGAACGTCCGTGTAGACACAGCCTACGACAGTGGCGTAGTCCAAGACAAAGAGAATCCATTGAAGGGCGTGACACGCTCTCAGAGGGCTAGAACCTCTGAGGTCGGAGACGTTCTCAACATAGGCGCTGGAACCAGATGCAAGCATTGTAGTATGCTCCATTTCCTATGGCGAGCCGATTGTGGCTCATGCGGAAAGCCTATGGAATATAACCTCGGCCACAGAGACGAGGAGGCGAGGATGTAATGCCACAGGTATTCAGCCCCGGAGAGCCAGAGACTCGACCACTAGACCCAGAAGGCATAGTATACACGACACCACAGAAGGTCGCTGACCTCCTTGAGATAGGGGCGCAAGAACCAGTGTTGATGTCTGCTAATGCAGAAGCGGCTGGAGTATTCGTAACAGGTAGCGATTTCAGGAACATAGGCTTCTCTGTCGATGATAGCATACTCATCTACAGTGACTCTGACCCAATGGGATTGGAGCGCACCATAACTGGTATCACCTCTACCGCTGGTGGTGTCAAATTAGCATTCACGGGTGACATAAATCCCGGTCTGTATGAGATAGCAGACAACGGTTACGTGCAGAACCAAGCATCCTTCACCAACGGGATGGGAAAGAACAGAGGTCTGACGAAGAAGAAGGTGGAGTCCATCATCAAGAGGATGCAGGATAAGATAGACAATCTCACCCATAACTCATGGAGACCATACCTAGTCAGCGCTGAATACATCAATTTCGATACCTACAAGCCCTATAGACGGCGTTATTACACCGACTACGTGGGAACTACCCCTCTGCTATTCAGGAACGTCCAGCAGGTGCTGAGGCTAGAACTATGGCAGGGTGATGACTATCGTGAGATAGGTGCGGCTGAGGCACGCATCACCTTGCCGGATAGCGTTCGTTCTCTCACTGGCTCCATAGTCATGTCACCCGGAAACGGCAGTTCCGCCACTCTCGCTATCGGCACAGGGACAGGGCAATGGAGAGCGGATTTCGATAAGGCTACCACTGCTCAGAATCTTGCTGACCTCATCAACAAGGAGAATAGGGTGAGTAAGACAGCCTTGGAATTCGTCGAGCCTTCTTTCTTATTGGAGGGTAGTACAACCAATGTCGGGGTCCACAACGAGTTCCTCGCTACGGCGAATGCCGATTATGGAACTGGGAAGGTCAAGATAACCAGCATGAGAGACACAGTTGGTGGCGAGAGTTGCACGATTGTGGCTACTGATAACAACATAGGAATCTCTCAGACCTCTGGTGCTTCCACCACTTTCAGTAGTTGGGACAACCAAGATAACGGTACTGGTGTGATTACGGTCACCAGCACGATAGGCAACGGCAGTGTGGTTTCTTTCGACTCGCTTGCAGGAGGAACTGGGTACTCTTCTACTAATGCAGTCGCTACTTCTGGTGGCTCTGGTTCCGGTCTCACTGTCAATACCACTGTCACTAACGGTGTCGTGACGAACGTCGTGATTAACTCACCCGGTGAGGATTATGCGGTAGATGATTCGATTACCATCTCTGGGGGGAGCGGTACTGCTTCCTTCACTGTGACATCAATCTCTAACACTAGTTTCGCAGATGCTGGTGTGGCTCGTGACACTAGTGGAAATGTGTTTAGGTACACAGGAAAGACGGCAAGCACGTTCACAGGTTGCAAAATCATAGTAGGTAGTAGTCTTAGTGAGATTGGTGGTACGATAACTCAGAACAGACTCAGCATAGACCTACAGGGTGGTAGTGCTAGTGGCGATAAGGGTAGGCTACGAGACTGGTGGATAGACAACGAGATGGGTATAATCTACTTCAACAACTCGTATCCGTTCTTTGAGTGGAATGCAATCAAGGTGGCTTACATCTACGGTGAGAGGTATCTGGAACAGGCCATAGAGGACGTATGTACCAAGATGGTCGCTATTGATTTGCTGATGAGTGATGATAGGAGCGTTCTCATCCCAGAGGGCTCGCAGAACGTAGACCTAGCATCTAAGATACAACTGTTCAACATGGACATAGAGAAGACCCTTGCTAGATACAAGGAAGTGGTAATCTTTGGGTAATGAAGTGACCAGAGGATGGTTGGTTTCTCTTGAGAAAGTCTATACTGACCCTAAGTACCAAGAGGAGATAAGGAAAGTCGTAATCAACACACCAGAGGATTATCGTAAGAAAGTCGAATCAGACGAGTTCAGAGAAGCAGGTATGAAGGAGAAGGATGGGGAATACTTCCTCGCTAACGGTCAGAAAGCACCAGAGGATAGAGTCAGGTTCGTTAAGGAGAACATAGACAAGAGGATGCTGACGGAATCTCCCACTCTACAGGCACAGAACCTGATAGTCAAGGGTGGTGTGATAGTCCCCGATAAGAAGCACCATATGAAGCAGAAAGCGAAGAAGGTGAACTGATGGTAGCGACATTCAAGGAAGGCATTGACATAGTTGTTGATTTATTCAAGGACAATTGGAATCGTGCCAATACGGATAACTACAAGCCAGTGATAGTCGACATCGCTGATATCGGTCCAGAGCATGGTAAGCGTCTTGACCTCCAGAAGAGCGATTACGTGCTCGTGTTTGAGACGGCACACAACGAGGAGATACCAGATATACTGTACGATTTCGTCACCACTAGGATAAACATCACAGTGGATATGAGGACGGCTAGGAGTCGTAAGCAGTTGCAGAAGATGGAGAACGAGATAAGGCGCTTAACTCACACAAAAAGGAAGGGAGACGGCATAAACTTCGACAGGTTAGTATACAAGACACGTACGGACTTGTCTGATAGGAGCAAGCGTTTGTACCGTATGACCTTCCAAATCGAAGTAATTATATTTGCAGAACTAATCC